TAAAGATAAAAGAATGTGGGTTGAAGGTGACATCACCGATGCAGTTCTGTTTGGTCAGAACATCTTCTCACCCAAAGGTAAGTACGTTACCGTCTGTGAAGGTGAAGTCGATGCCATGAGTGCGTATGAATTAATGGGATCAAAGTGGCCTTCAGTATCTATCAAGACAGGTGCAGGATCAGCGTTGCGTGATTGTAAAGCTGCCTTCCCTTATCTTGATAGCTTTGATAACGTGATCATATGTTTCGACATGGATAAGCAGGGACAGGAAGCGGCTGAACAGGTAGCTCAGTTGTTTGCTCCCAACAAAGCCAAGATAGTACGCATGGATCATAAGGATGCTAATGAATATCTCAAGATGGGACAGCGTACTGCCTTCAATGATTGCTGGTGGAATGCTAAACCATTCACCCCTGCTGGTATCATTAACCTTAAAGACTTGGGTGAAACTTTATATGAAGAGGATTACTGTGAGACTTGTCTCTATCCTTGGCCTAAGATGAATGAGAAAACCTATGGTATGCGAACAGGAGAGTTGATTACATTCTGTAGTGGTAGTGGAATGGGTAAGTCCAGTATCATACGAGAGTTAATGCATCACTTCCTACGTAATACAAAAGATAACATAGGTATCCTTGCACTTGAAGAGAGTGTGAAGAACACGGCATGGAACATCATGTCGGTGGAAGCGAGTTCTCGTCTGTATATTAAAGAGGTCAGAGAGGGATTTGAACCAGAGCAATTGAAGAAGTTTCAAGAGGAGACTATTAACTCTGGCAGGTTCTTTGCGTTCGATCACTTTGGATCAGTAGACAACGATGAGGTACTAGCTAGGGTTAGGTTTATGGCTCAAGCCCTTGATTGTAAATGGATTTGTCTGGACCATCTTAGCATCCTTGTATCAGGTCAGGAAGATACAGATGAAAGGAAGTCCATAGATATCTTGATGACCAAGCTAAGATCACTGGTTGAACAGACAGGGATATGTTTATTACTTGTCTCTCATCTGCGTAGACCTGCTGGTGACAGAGGACATGAGGATGGTCGTGAGGTAACACTCTCTCACTTGAGAGGATCTGCTTCAATAGGTCATTTAAGTGATTCCGTCATAGCTTTGGAAAGAAATCAACAGGAGGATGATCCTGTATTATCTAATACAACAACCATTCGTATACTAAAGAATAGGTATACAGGAGATACAGGTGTGGCTACACACTTGTTCTATAATAAAGATACTGGTAGACTAACAGAGATTAGTAATCCATTTGACACAGGAGAAACGAATGCCAACTAAGAAGTTTGATAAGAAATTATATGAAGATGCAGATCCATTATCAAAAGGAACTCTGAGTTCATGGTTAAGTAAAAATGGATACACTGATATAAATCAAGAGGAAACATATGGAGTTGATATTGTTTGTAAGAAGGTAGGTATCCCTTGCTATTTTGAAACAGAAATAAAGTACGGGTGGAAAGGGGAGTGGCCTAACTCTTGGAATGAAATCAGAATACCATACAGAAAACTTAAAATTGTACAGAAGTGGATGAGAGAGGGGAGCAATGGTGCTCTTACCTTTGTAATATTTAGATCAGATTGTGAACAGGCATGGTTCATAGATGGGATAACAGTTTTCCAAGCTGATGTTGAGAAGGTCAGTAACAAATATGTTTCTAATGAAAAGTTCTTTCACATTGACGTTAATGATGCACACATAATTAACATGGGAGATATAGATGCTTTCAATGATATTAAAGATAGAAAGTATCCTTCTTAAATGGATTATTTTTATCGTATATATACCAATCTTATCTTGGATAATAATGTTATTCACCCTTATGGTTTTAGAAACCCATGTGGAATCGTTATGTTTAAACAACGGCTTTGGAATATGGTTATCTTCTTTACTTACAGCTTACGGTTTCTTTCTGTTTAAATTAATGAGAGGATAATATGGCTTTACTTACCATCACCGATACTGCCAATGATCATCTGTCTGATATCATCAAAGAACATAAGGCTAAAGGTGTTATGCTTGGTGTAAAGGGAGGGGGTTGTGCAGGGTTCACTTACGAATGGACTGTGCTGCAAGAAGAAATACCAGACAAGTTTAATACTGAAGATAAGTTTAAATTAAATACAGGATACCTGTGTGTACAGCCTGAAGCTATGATGTTCATATTAAATACTATCATAGATTTTACCAGTAACATCGCAGGTTCCTACTTGAAAATTGTTAATCCAAATGCCACATCTCAGTGTGGGTGTGGAGAAAGTTTTGCCGTATGAAACAGGAAATGTGGGAACACTGGTGTCCTGTGGAACATGGTCCTATGGGGATTGGAAAAGGAGAGGAGTGTAATTGGTGTGGACAAGAGGAAGAATATGAAAGTCGCAATCGTAGATATAGAGACAGACTCACTACAACCAACAAAGATCCATTGCATAGTAGCAAAAGATCTTCAAACATCACAGGTGTTAGTGTGGGACGATCATAATCTAAATGAATTTAAAGATTGGTCCAAGTCAATGGACAGGTTTGTTATGCATAATGGTGTATCGTTTGACGCACCTAATCTTAACAGACTTCTTGGTACAGAGATAAAGTTAGATCAGATAATTGATACTTTAATATTATCACAGTTGTTTAATCCTATCAGAGAGGGGGGTCATAGTCTCCAAGCATGGGGCAAGACATTAAACTTCCCAAAGATGGAGCAAGAGGATTTTACCACCTATACAGAAGACATGCTTGAGTACTGTAAGAATGATGTTGAGCTAACCTCTCAGGTCTATGATAAATTATCAAAGGAAGGAGCTACCTTCTCCAACAAGTCCATTCGTATGGAACATAAAGTCAGGGCCATTATAGATCAGCAAGAAAGAAATGGCTTTGCCTTGGATATACGTAAGGCCATAGGTCTTTTGTCTCGCTTGTCAGATGAGGCACAAAATCTTGAGGCATGGTCAAAGGTAACATTCGATCCTACTCCAGTTGTGTTAAAGACAAAGACAAAATATATCCAGTTTAATATAGGATCAAGACAACAGATTGCTGGGCTAAGAAATTCTCCAGATACTTTCTCTTACAGAAACGTATAGCGCAGATACAATCTTGGATAAATTCCTATGACGATACCACTGGCAGGGTGCATGGTAGAGTTATGACTCTTAAGACTATAACGGGGCGTATGGCCCATCATAGTCCTAACATGGCTCAGATACCAGCAGTACGCAGCCCATTCGGTAAAGAGTGTAGGGATTGTTGGACTGTTGACAACCCACATACTCATACACTCATAGGTACAGATGCTTCTGGTCTTGAACTAAGATGTCTGGCACATCTGATGGACAACAAAGAATATACAAATGAGATACTGAATGGTGATGTTCATACAGCTAACATGAAGATGGCTGGCCTTACAGATAGGGATCAAGCCAAGACCTTTATCTATGCCTTCATGTATGGCGCAGGTGCTGCAAAGATTGGCAAGATCGTAGGTGGAAACAAAGAACATGGACAAGGGCTAATAGATAAGTTCTTATCCAACATGCCAGCCCTTAAAAGGGTCCGTAATCAAGCTCAGAAGGCCGCTGAGAGGGGTCTGATAAGAGGAGTGGATGGTAGACACCTGCATATAAGATCCCCACACTCAGCACTTAATACTTTAATTCAAGGAGCAGGTGCAAGTGTGTGTAAGGATTGGCTTATTAATATGATACAAAGAATAAATCAAAAAGGAATTGATGCACGACTAGTAGCGTCGATACACGATGAGTACCAGTTTGAGGTAGCAAAGAAGGATATGAACCAGTTCGGTATGATAACCAAAGATGCTATCAAAGATACGGAACTCAAGTTAAAGTTCAAATGCCCTTTGGATAGTACATGGAGTCATGGAACCACATGGGCTGAGACACACTAATTAACTGTATGTAGTAGTACTTACGTACTACATACAGTTTAATTAGATATCAGGCAAATTAATGCTTGACATGTTGAACTGATTATGAGACAATTCATTTTATTAACCAAACAATATATATATAGGAGATATAAAAATATGTCAGTAATTTCTGGAATCGCTTATTGGGCAGCTATCACCAACCCTAACACCACCTT